GCATACCTGCCTTCACCATGTTCTGAATTAATTCAAGTAATCTGGATCCCGTCATGCGTCACTCAACTCCTGTCTTCCCCCGCCGGTTCTCACCAACGATGCATAGTACTCATTGTCCACTCCCGCCGCATCATAGATGGCTTGGTCAATAGCTGCGCCTTCAACTTCCTGCTCTGCAACCTCGTTGGTCCAGTTCAGGGTAATACTCATCGTGTGCGATTGATTCTGATACGAATGGGAAACCCGATCCACATAGAACACGCCGGAAGCCTCTAGGAACTCATCTGCAATCTCAACTGCATCCCCAGCTCTCAGCTGAGCAATACCAATCGCTTTCACCGTAAACTCCTGAAGAACCTTTCCCAGGTCCGCCAAGTAATTCGATGCGATGGTCTGTGCATCACCGGCATCTGCTTGTTCGGTAAACTGCTCCTGCAGGAGACCGTATGCCGCAATCAACCCTTGGTCTTCAACTGTTGCCAGCACCTGGTTGTTATCCCCGCGGATCACGATCCGATTCTTCAGATTCTCAATCGATTCATTGTACTGCGCATCGATCAGATTCTCTCCCAGGGCAATACGCCAGGACAAAACCTGAGCAGACTTCTTGATGATATTCAATTCACCTTTGATCATCCGCACCTGGTACTTCTCTCCGGTCCGCTTGGTCACTTCCGTAAGTGCGGAAACGATCATGTCATATAGCGTCATATCCCGGTAGATCGCCGTCAATGACAGGCTCAGTTCCGGAATAGATCCAATGGGGATCCCGAACTCGCTGCATAAAGAGGTGATAAACTTCTTTACGCTCACGCCATTCAGAATTTTCGTTGTCTTGTTCTTAGCCATATAGATGGCATGATCATAGGCTGTGAGAGAAACTGTTTTGCTGTGATTCCTAGGCGCCTTAAATACAACCCCGCGGAGCACCTCTTCCTCATCTTCCAAGATAACAACCACCGATCCATTTCTCACCTGGTACCGCGGTGTATAGACGTCATTCGAAAACACCAGGCCAACCGTCATTTGTTGCGGCGCCTGGCGAACATCACTCGACCAGGCCAGGCTGGTCATCAGCGCGGTAATATCATTCACCGTTCCATCGGATAGATAATTCAAAACCTTAAACACTGATCACCAACTCCTGTCCTGCAAGTATGCTGTTCGGATCCACTCCGATCATCGTTTGGTTCGCACTATAGATGGTTTTCCAATTTTCACCGTCCCCAGTAGTCTGCTTGGCAATCATCCAAAGTGTATCCCCCTCCTTGACCGTGTAGGTCTTTGGCGTCGCCCTGTCTGAAGAACGAGCAGAGGAACTGTCATTAATCGCTTTGACAGTCACAAATCGGTATTCCTTCAGATCAAGATTGAAATCAATGTCCATGGTCTTCGCCTGATAGCTCCAGTCAAAGTTCTCAATAGAGACCGACAAATTGACATTTGTTCCAGTGACGATAAGACGGATCGGCTTCTTCGAAGCTTCCCAGCGCTCAATCATCTCCACCGCTTCTTCCGGAACAGGAATATCTGCGTACTCACAGTACGGACCATAGTTCTGCGGAAAGAATGATTGGATCTTCGTGGTGGCCAGGCGAAGTTCGCCAATCTGGTTCAATTCCCCCAGCTCCGCCAGAGTAATTACCGTGTTACTCATCCCCCGCGCCAAGGCAAAAGAAGAGGGATTCACCGGCAACTGCAACGATTCTTTGAAATTGTCGTAGCTCAACCAAAATTGCATACTAAGCCCTCCCCGCACAAAGCGCTGCTTCCAAAACTTTGTCTTCCAACTTAATCAGTAGATTTTCAATATCCAGTGGATTGCTTGCGTTGATTTGATCTGCCAGCTTCGGAATAATAATCTGGATCCCGCCCCCACCGTGACCCTGCTGCTGATTATCTTGGGCTGTCACTACTCGCTCGCCTCGATGGAGACGCGCCAGGTATCCGTCATATGGAACATATGGAATACCTGCAGCATGCGGTGTAGGTTCATCGTCACCTCCGCCACCAATCCAGTCTGTAAATTTCTCAGCTTTATCGCCAACCCAGGATGCAACATTGCCCATCCCTTCAACGATTGGTTTGAGTTTCTCCCACATACTATCGAATATCGGAGCTAATTTATCCCAAACGGTTTTTGCGATTGCACCAACCATTTTAATCAAGCTCCAAGCTGTAGTGAGAACTGGTTTCAAGAACTTATCCCAGGTCCATTTCAACCTAGTACCAATCTCGACAAAGGTAGGCTTCCACTTCTTGCCCAACTCAACCGCTTTATTTTTCAGGTTGATAATCCCATTGGTGATCTTTTGCGCACCAGCTGTCAAAGCCGGCTGTTTCTCTACCAACCAGTCAGCGATGCCACCAAGCGGTCCTGATGTCATTGCCTCACGAAGAGGTGTTCCAATGCCATCCACTAGGATTGTCTGCAACGTGCCTTTGATCGTTGACGCTTTGCCTGCAGCCGTCTGCGCAAGTTTATCAGCTCCGCCATCGAAGAAATCCGCCATGCCTTTGCCATTCTTGCCTTTCAGCTTCAACAAATCACCACCGGCAGCGCTAAACTCATCTTGGCCAACCTTGAATCCAAACTCCTTCAGACGTTCCATTTCGCCCATTTTTGCATCCGCCAAGGCTTCCATCGCCTCTTCAACGGTTTTACCAGGCGTCAATGCGGCCATATTTTCAGCCATCTGAACCAACTGCTGTGCCATGCCGGTATCACCTTCTGAAACCTGTACGGCCCTTGATCCTGCAGCAACAATTTCATTGGTGGCGAATGGTGTTGAATTGGCATTCTTCCGAAGCCATCCCATGTAATCATCGCTTTTCTTTTGGACATCGGTATCACTCATGCCCTCATTGCTTACACCGATAAAATGCTTCATGGAAACTTGCTGTTGTTCCAGCGTCATTGAACCTTTCAGAGCCATTCCACCAACAGCCCCCATGGCAGCGGCAACAACGCCCCCCACCTTACCGGCAACTCCGAGTAAGCCGCCAAGCTTTCCCTTTATCGCTCCAATCTTTCCGCTGATCTTGTCCTTCAGCGCAATCACCGGCATGAATGGTTTCCGCACCAACGCCTTCAATTTATTCTTAGCTTTCGCCAGGCGTTTTGAAAGATGGTCCTTGTATGCCAGGACAGTAATAATCTTCTTCCGGAACGGATCCATCTTTTTCTTGACCTTGGTCAGCTTCCGCTCGAGGGCAGCTGTTTTAATATCTAGCCGCATCTTCTTGTTGGCCTTCTGCATCTCGTCCATCTTCTCGCTGGCGTCCTGAATCTCTTTTTTGAAATTCGTCGTTGCCTTGGCCGCTGTCTGTACAACCGCTGTGTAATTGTCTTTCATGGAGATCATGCCGGACAGTTTGAATCTCATTGCCTCACCTCCTTTACAGTAAGTAAGTAGGCTTCACGTCCTTATTCATCATGCTTTCAACCTCATCTACGCGATACTCATAAAAGACTTTGATCATTCTTTTATCACCTGGACTTAAGGCGTGAAAGGCTGACGGAATCATACCAAATCGAGACCACATATAATACATGGACCCGGTTTCTCCATCAGCCTCTATTCGTTTTTTATTTCTTCTACCGATTTTTCTCCAAATCCACTAAGATCCGAAACGATATTATAAATCTTCAAAATTTCACCCGGATTCAAGAGTTTGCGAACAACATCTCGATAAGTCGGCACATGAAGTTTTTCCTTCAATTCTTTCGATCTCAATGAAGGTTCTTTGGTGCCATAAAGCGTTACCAGCACCTGAAGAAGATCAGAATCAAGTTGATCCTTCTTCGTGGCTTTCTCCTCGATCTCACTATGTTCCTTGGACGAAACCCCCTGGAGCGTGAAAATTACCGGTTCACCAGCGAGCTCCGATAGCCGTTTAATTTCCACTTTTAATTCAGGTCGTTTCTCGATTTTACCATCGTCAATTGCCAAGATTAAATCCATTACTCCATTCATCTATGTTCCTCCTTAAATAAATAGAGCCTGAAATTACTCAGGCTCTACGATATCGAAATCTTCCCAGTCACCAAACCCGAAGGACATCTCTTCGTTGATTGGCTGCTTCACTTCCCAGTTGGCCAAGATTAGCTCATTGAAGCTGACTTCTTTCAAAAGCACGCGCTCGGCACCATAGGCCGCGGGATCTGATACTTGCGAAAGAATCTCCACTTCCGGAAGACGTCCGGCTTTGATCGCTGCAGAAAGCTTCTTCTGCATCCGGGAATACACCTTGCGAATTTTGATGGTCCCTGTGCCTTTGTATCCCATGAATTTTTCAGATTCGTTGTACTTTCCGCATACCTGCACGGCTTCTTTTTGAATTTCAACGCGGGCTTCCAGACCATAACACTCTAGCCATTGCTCCCCATCGACCCAAACACTGCCAAAGGTGCCGCTCATAATTCTATTCGTATCCAGTTTGTTCATTTACGCTTCCTCCCTTCCTAGATATTCACAATCAAGGCAACATCCTCAATCGCATCCAAAGGACGGACCGTCGACGTCAAGAAGACTTTGTCCGCTGTGTTGTATTCCTTGATCTCCTGATTACTCATTATTGTCACATCAACACCTTGGCCAAGCAGATAAGTCCGCTGCGCATCGATGTCGATCTGGCACTTGTTCTCAGTATTCGAATCCAACAGTTCCAACCGCTCGAGCATGGCGAAATAGTTGTTGACCGCAGCAATCAGCAAAAGCTTGTTCTGGTAGCTGTTGCTCATCTTGCCCACATAGGTGTCCTCGATTAGCATCTTAAGATCTCGATACACTTTGTCCAGAATGCGGACAATCTTAATCTTCTGCCACTCACTTGCTTTGCTAGTCAGCGTTGTCAATGACGTAATGCCACGGGCAATCTTCACCTTTTCCCCATCATGGAC